TCAATGCAGGGCCCGCGGTACACGAGTCTTGCGAGATTGCAGTCGGCTAAACGGGTCTTTGATCTGTTCCCCCAATCGAAGGAGCAGGAAGGTGAGTAATCGCGGTGTGGCGCCGAGCGGAGACCGACCGCCCAACAACAGCATGCAGCGTCTGGCGCCACGAGCCGCTGCTGATGCTGAGCGCTGGGTGGTTCTATATGTCCTATAGAGTTGCAGAAAGGGAAGTAATCGGCCCATGCAACACACCCTCTATTTCAAGGTAGTTTATTATGTCGGATGAGAACAACTCCGTTTCTAAAGATCCAGATTTTTCACAATATTTTGATCTTTTTGATCAGTTGTTTGGGACAGGCACTTCCCAAACTCTGTTATCCAGTATAGAACAAAACTTTGGTCAATTACTAACATCGCCACAGGCCTTTTTAGAAGATCTCCAGAGGATGCTGGGTGAGAAACTTATTAACTCCCCATTGGATTTGAATGTACTTGCAAATTGCATCCCTCTTTTGATGTCTTTACGTAAGAATTCGCTATCGGAGCGACAAAAACGTATCGATAATAATGAATCTGCGAAGGCTCTGCTGGATTTTTTAAATGGTTCTATCCAAATTCTTGGCGTCGAGAACGTAGCATCTTATCTACCTCAAGCAGATCATATGTCCGTAACTAAATTGCTAGCGCGAAACCTCGGGCCAATAATCTCCGATCTAATTACTGAAGCAGAAAAATTTGAACAGAGAGCACGGTTTGAAGAATGGACAAAAGCTATTTCCGGACACCTGTATAATTTAGCCGAATCAGAATATAAGCAACAGTTGGTGGCCGTATTAAAAATATCAAGGCTGCGACTTCAGAGGTCGACAGATATTCCAAATGAATTGGGATCTGTGATGGGGCAGTGCCGAGATTTGTGGAAGAATCACTTTCCGCAGTTGCTACTTTTATTGCTAGATGAAATTCGGGTGATTAGAAATTCAGAGGCTCATCTTCATACCCAGTTAGATTTATCTAATCTGACTGTTACTTATTTCAATTATCCCAAAAAGGGAAAACCTGAACAGCTTGGTCCCCTTGATGTTAAACAACTTCAAGATATGGTAGAACTGTTTGCAAAATTGTATATGCTGATAAGTGATGCTTTTTTTGTTGTTTCTTTCTCTTGATGCGTTTTATTCTTGTCGAAACTCTCCGGATATTAATTTTGTCAGATGGAAATTTGGCCAATGCCCACTATCTATTCCTTTAAAAAATTTTGGATTATTCGGGGGATCTGAAAGTTTCTACCCATCTTACGTCCTGGCAAATAGCCACTCTGAACCCAACGTCTAACAGTCCGTTCGGATACACTAAGTTGTTTTGCTACCTGAGTCGTAGATAATGGCCTTCGCCACAGCTCCCGCGGATCCACATCCTCCAGATCATCCCAGGTGACAATGGGCTCCCGGCAAATGGTCATGATCATTCCTCCGGTGTTGTCGTTTCCGGTCCGGTCTCTGAGCCCACCACTTTCTGGAGTAGCGGGAACAGCAGATCCCGGCGCAGCTTGGCCTCTAGGGCCATCTCCCGCCGCCAGCAGTCGAGGCCGGCGGCCCAGCCCATCTGCCGGCCCAGCCACAGGCCCAGCAGAAAAGGCCCGGCCATGAGGCCGAAGAGCTTGAGCCACTCCAGCCAGGCGTTCATCGGGCCACCTCCCCGGCCGCCGGGCGCCGGCGGGCGTTGCGCATCCGCAGCAGGGCGGCCTTGATGGGCGTGACCTTGTCGGCCGGGATCCAGCGCACGTCGCCGATGCCGAAGCGCTGCTGCAGGAAGTTCCGGAAGGCGGCGTCAGTGGGCTCCCGCGCCGCCTCCCGCCAGATGGCCTCCAGCATCCGCAACTGGCGCGGCGCGGCCATGTCGCCCCGCCGGCCGGCCAGGTCATGGAATCGGCCTTTTCGATTTTCGGTTTTGGCCTGGTTGTACTTCGGTTTGAAGCCTTTCTCCTCGAGATAGCGCAGCACCAGGGCCAATTCGTTTTCGTCCATTTTCGCTATGGAGCGCTTGCGGGTGAGGTCGTGGAGGATCTGCCGGTAGAGCTCGTCATCCAGCCCCAGCTCCTTCTTGGCGATGTGGATCAGCGCCTTGTAATTGCGGGCCATGGCTCACTCCTCCCCGCCGAGCTGGTAGGCGAACACCCGCTCCCCCACCTGGCGGCAGGTGACGGGGATGCCGTTGGCCCGCAGCTCGGCCACGCACGAATTCACGGCGCACACCCGCGCCTGGATGATGATCTCCCAGGTGGTGTGGGCCCGGCCGTCGCTGAGCAGCTTCAGCACCCGCTGCAGCCGCGGGCTCCTGGCCAGGCGGGCGCGGTGGATGGTTCCCATGGCAGCCTCCTTCAATGTTTCGCTCCGGATTCGGGTGCCGGATCCGCTCTCAGGATCACCACCAGCTCGGCCACATCCCGAAACTGGATGATCTCCGGCTCGCGGCTCATCCGGTCGTTGCTCATCACGCAGCCGGAGCCGCAGGGGTAGAGCACGAGCGCGGCATATTTGCCCGTCCGGGAAAAGTAGTCATAGAGCAGGGCGCGGATTTTTTCGATGGTCATAATCTCTCACCTCTGATCTGTGTGGATCCGATGGATCCGTGTCGATCCGTGTGCAATCATCTCTTCGGCTCGGCTCGTCAGTCCGCGGACGCCACCTCGCGGAGACCGCCGCCGGCGGTGCCATCCCGCCGGCGGCCGGTTTCGCCTTAAGCAACGGAGGATCGGTTTTGCTTATGAGGCGTATGCTCGGCCACGTCGGCCCGCTTGGTCTCGTACCAGAAATCGTCGCTCACCTTGAGGGAAGCGTCCACCAGGGCCAGCTTCTCGGGCGACCAGGTCTTGAGCTCCTCCCGGTCCACCGTCTTCTTGATGCGGATGGCCGCGTCGAGCCCCAGTTCCTCCAGCTTCTCCAGGGTGCTTTTCTTCACCTGGACCTTGCTGCTCTTGCGGAAGCCCAGCACGCCGTGGTTCAGTTCCAGGCTCTTGCGCCCCCGGGGCAGGATCTCCTCCCGGTTCAGCACGGCGAAGGCCTCCACGGCCGCTTCCAGGTTGGCCACCCGGTTCTTCAACGGCTCGATCTCCTCGGCCGCCACCTGGGTGATGTTGCGGATCTCCATGTCGGCCGCGGCGCCGATGGCCTCCATCTGCAGCTCCAGGGTGGCGATCTCCAGCAGGGCCTGGTCCACTTCCTGGGTGTTGCGGAACACGTTCAGGTAGTCGGGTTTTTTGCGTCGGTTCTTGTTCATCACGCCACCTCCAGCATCAGCACCCGCTGGCGCAGGTTCTGCAGGTCACGCTCCAGCAGGTCGATGCCCAGCAGCACCCGGTTGCGCTGCTCGGTGTCGCCGGCGCGCACCAGCTCCTCCAGGGCGTCGGTGCGGCTCAGCATGTCCTCGATCTGCGAGACCATGATTTTCTTCTGGTTGTCCAGGTGCCCGCCGCGGCGGACCACTTCCGCTGCCGCCAGCACCGAGGCTTGTGTCATTCCGTTGCCCATATCGTCCTCCTTCATAGGTTTAAATTCCGTTTAAATGGACCGGTTCTCGCACCCCGGGCAGGTCACGTAGAGCCGCAGGGTCACCGGGTTGCCCGTGGCCTTCTTGCCGTAGCGCTTGGCCGCCCGGCAATGCTGCCGGCATTGCACCACGCTGATCTTCCCCAGCACCGGGCACTGCACCGTGGTGCGCGTGCCGTAGGTGCGCAGGATCTTCTCGGCCATGCGCGCCGTGTCGGCCGGGTACTTGTCGTTGAGGAGCAGCGAGACGGTGGTCTTGCTCACTCCCAGCTCCGTGCGCACCTGGTCGTAGCCTTTTTTGTCCACCTCCGCCCGCAGGATCTCGCGCCAGGTCATGACCCACCTCCCGGCTGTTCCTGCCGATGCCGGGCCAGGGAGCGGGCCTTGTTCCGTTGCCGGCGCAGTTGATCGATGACCTTCTCAGGATCACCCAGGTGATACTGGTCGTTGTTGGGATCGTAGACCAGGTCCACCGTCTTGGCCACCGGGTGCAGGGGGCCGCTGTCGCGCACCAGGCGGTAAACGCCCGTCCGGGCCCGTACGCCCGTGCGCGCCATGCGCATCTTGCGGATGTAGCCCGTGCGCTGCAGGGCCACGATGTAGTCGCGCAGGTTCTTGTGGCCCACCTCGGCCACCTCGGCGATCTCGGCCGGGGTGAACTCGCCCGGCCACTTGCGGATCACCGTCCACATCCGCTCCCGATCGCTGGTGACGGCCACCCGGTTGGGATGGAGGATCACTTCGTCCATTGGCCGACCTCCGTCATGGTCACCTGCTTGACGCCGTTGGTGAGAGCCAGCTTCTCGAAGCCCTTCATCACCACGATGGACTTGCGGAAGTTGCCGTCCGTCAGCCCGCGCACGTGGCGGATGACGTCATCGGCCAGCTTCACGCTGAGAAGATCCTGGGCCGCCAGGCGGATGTCGTCGTCTGTGAGGTTGCGGAACTCCAGCACGTGGAGGAAGCGGTCGAAGAGGGCGGCGAAGCGCTCAAGGCGGCGGCGGACGCTGTCCATGCCGATGAGCATCACCGGCGTGCCGGTGATGTCGTGGATGTCGCGGATGGTCTCCAGCACGTCCGGGCAGATGAGGTCCGTCTCGTCGATGAGGATGAGGCGCGGATCGGCCGTCAGGGCCGCCGTCACCTCCTGGAACATGGCCCGGAAGGTGCGCGCCGGCGCCAGCATCAGTTCCACCGACAGCTCCTCGGCCAGCCAGGTGGGCGTCCACTTGCGCTTGGCCCGCAGGTAGACGGCGTTGGTGCGGGCGGCGTACCAGAGGGCCGTGCGCGTCTTGCCCAGGCCCCGCTTGCCGTAGACCAGGCCCATGCCCGGCACGCCGGCCGTGGCTTCCGTCAGGTCCCGCGCCACGCCGGAGAATTGCCGGACATTTTCGGTTTTTACGAATACCCTGTTGTTCAT